CCGAAATGTGTAACACAAAAAGCCAAATATTCCTTTAATGTACACGCCTCACTATTGCCGTTGCTTAGAGGTGCTGCACCTATTAATTGGGCTTTGAGATATGGTTTTGAAAGAACCGGTTTATCAGTTATTAAGTTGGCCAATAAGATAGACACAGGCGGTATAGTAGCGACGTATGGTGTCGATATAGATGATAATGACACCTATGAATCTCTTTTCAAGAAATTAGCCGATGCTTCAGTATTGTTGGTTGATAGTATAATGCAGGAGATAGAAGACGATACATTTGGTGTTCATGCCGAACAGCCACAAGTTCCAAAGGGGTATGACAGTGAGATATTCCATGCACCTAAGCTTACATTGGAGAATACAACATATCATCAATACTCGGCAAGAACCGGTGTTACGGCAAGGGAAATGTACAATATGATACGTTCTCTTTCACCTAATATCGGAACAACATTTAACTTAACAATTAGGAAATGGGTCGAAGATAAAACTTTTGAATTTGGTGGAGAATTTGTTGATGTGAAAGAAATCACCTTTAAGGTATATGACGCTAAACTCGTTAATAAAGGTAGTGAATGGATTGAAGAACACTATGACGGCTCTGATATCATAACTGATTGGAAGAATTATCTGTATATAACTTCACAAGTGTGTGAGGATGAAATAGTCTCAGTTAAGACAATACAACTACCCGGTAAGAAAATACTTGGCATAAAGGATTTCTTGAAAGGCTTCCAAGTATATAACAAACCAGAACATAAATACTTTTTAAATTGATATATAAACTATGGCAAAATGTATTAGATGTGGACATGAACTTAAATTGGATTGTGATTTAAGTCACGAAGAGGATATCGACAAGAAGTATTATGTCTGTCCTCATTGTGGAATTACTTATGATGTAACATTACCAATCGATGAAGATAAACAGGACTACAGTTATTATAATGATTCAGTCAAATGTGATGTTTCAGATGAAAATCATGGATATGAGGGAAAATGTACCGAATGTGGGCATCATGTGATAATTATGAATAACTTCATGCGTTCTGAAGTATATGGTGATGTAAATGAAGAAGATATAGATGAAAATGGGGTGTTGAAAGACGATACCATCGTTGACTGCCTATTCTGTCCGAACTGCGGTGCTGATATAATGGTAGTTCCACCAAAGCCATCAGAGGAAGAAAAATATGACTATTTCAAAGACAACTGATTAATATGAACTACTATATAGTATTTAGTACTTACGAGGAAGGTAAATTTACAAGTACCGTTATTGCAAAGAGATATACCGAAATACCGGATGAACGTAAAAAGGAATTTTGCGATGTGTTCGGTTTTAAAATAATAACAGAGGAAGAATTTAATAACATAAAAGCATATCAAAAAATAATATTATGACGAACGTTAACTTTTCAAGTTGTGTAGATACAAGGAAATACGACGAATCATTTAAGGATGTATGTACGTGTGATACATTGTATTTTCTGTTTTTCGATTATGATAAGGTTGAATTAGATGCAGATGATATATTATCTAATTTAAACGAATTGGCATCATGCGGTGAACTGTATGACAAGAAATGCAGCCGTAATGAAATACCTTATTTCAGAATAGAGGAACATGTTGTTAGGGAGAAGACATATCCCGGATTAATTGAACAACATTATAACTATATGAAGATGTCTCTTGACGGAAGACCAAATGGCGTAGGAACAACTAATGCAAAGGAACCGGTAGACTATTTGGTGGATTTTGTATTGGAAGATGGTACTGAAATACAGACAGGCACTGCATGTTATAGCCCCGGTAGTTTCTATGGAAACTGTAATGCCTATATTTTCGTTAAGTTGGAAACACTGAAGGAATGTCTTAAAATATATTATGAATCCAATTTGAAGACATATAAGGAAGAATCAAAGAGAATATACAATATGCAACAGCGTTGCGAGGAATGTTTAAAAGAGATAAATTGATAATCTATGAATTTCACGTTTGAAGAATATATAAAGGATGTAAAATCACAGTTGGAATGCAATGCATCAGAGGAATATAAGAAGAAATACGTAGTATACACCTATTCCAATGAGGATGTAGATAATAACTTGGACTACTTTAAGAAGATGTATGATGATGATTATAGTGCATATAAGGCATTACTATTGTTTTCATACAAACCGAAAGAAGAAAAAGTTAAGAAAGAAAAAATCAAGTTCAATGAGGTAATTAAAAGCATAGGATATGACCAACATGAAATAATGTATAATATCATGCAGTTGCATAATGAGGGTAAGCCTTTTGACTGTGATATGACTTATTCTATTGGTAATTTCTATGGTACATTTAAAATTAAAGATGGCAACGGTGAAACACGTGAGATAACAATACCATCCCCAAAATACAAATATGATGTATGTCCGCAAGTGGATGGCGTTGAGAAAATTGAACCGGAAGGACCATTACCTCTTGAAGACAATTCAATTGACAGTATGGTTATTGACCTTCCATTTGTTATTAGTTGTGGACCGAGTTTGGAAACGCCTGATTATGATGAAAATGGTAATAAAGTAAGAAATAACCTCATATCAAGAAGATTTGCAAGCTATTATCCTGTAGCACAGTTACTTAAATCTTATAAACATTGGATTGAAGAGGCATATAGAGTAATAAAACCCGATGGCATTCTTGTCTTCAAGACTCAAGGAACTATAACAGGAAGTAAATTCCTTCATACACCATACTATAGTAGACTTATTGCAGAAAGCCTTGGATTTGATAGTTATGATGAATTTATTCTACTTGCAAAGAACAGATTAATAAGTGGAAAAGTAAATAAACAACAGCATGCACGCTCATTCCATAGTTATTTCCTTGTATTTAAGAAATCATTGAAAAAGAAAGTTGCATATTTCGACTTCATGGATGAAGAAGAAGTCAATGAAGTATTAAATGGGCTGAAGATGAATAATTTTTCATCGAAACGTATAAGGGAAATGAAATAATTTCCCTTCTTTTATATCTATATATTAGAAATACTGTCTATTTATTTACAAACTGCTTATATAATGAGGAAAAAATTAAAGAAAGAGGTAGTAAATGGAAATGCCTATGCCAAAGGTTATATGGGATTAACCCCTACAAAAGAAGGATATACTTTTAAGGGATGGTCATATAAAGGTAAGGTGTATACACCGCCATACACTGAAAGCACATTCGGCCCAATTACCGGAGATGCAGACATATCGGCGGTGTGGGAAAGAAACACTTCTGATACAGTATATACAATTGAAAACGTATACCCATTTACAATTCCAACATATTCAACGTCAAACCCAAAAATGATAATGGGTGATTTTGACACTACTATTAGGGCCGAATTCTATAAAAAGACCGGAAACAACCCAAAGGAAAGGTGCGAGTGTTATTGTTGTATCTATAAAGTAAGTAGTTTAACAGGAAAACAGGAACTTGTATATCAAGCAAATAATGGTCAACCAACATCTTATTTAACATTTAATGAGTTTTTTGATTGTAATAACGCCATTTCTTACATCATATATATAGGCAGTTCCGCAATGCCAGACCCAAATAGTACCGGTAATAAGAACATTTCAGCATATAGGGAACTTGATGCAATGTACTATGATATTGAGTTCGAGGAACCGTCCACAAGCCAATCAAAAACAATTACTATTAATGAAGGTGATGATTTAACCTTTAAAGCAAATTTCAAATGTAAGAAGTGGGCTGATAGTTCATATCGTGACTGTAAGGCTTATGCATGCTTGGCACATGTAGGAAATGAACTTCAAGAGATATATAGTACAAATACTAGAGAAAATGAATTTAATTATACAGTAAAGAATATAAGAAGTGGAACTAAAGGATATAAGTTGTTTATTAACCCATTCGAAAAAGTAAAGTTTGACAATTATGTAAGACAAGAAGGCTTCAATATCAATGTCATAATTAAATACAATGTTTCATGGAAAGATAAAGAGTGACGCTATTCACATAGAATCACTCCTTTTTTTTGATTATATATACTAAACTTTAAAAGTTAGATACATTTTGTGATTTTTTAACTAAAAAAGTTTGTTTTTATCATTTTTTTGTAGTACCTTTGCAACAAATTAATGTAAAACAAAAAAATAGTTTATGGAAAAAATTAATCAAATTATCACTCATTTCACGGATGATGACCTCTACAAAATGAGTATGTGTTGCGCTGTAATTGACAATTTCCCAAGAGCGCAAGTGAAGTATCAGTTTACTGACCGTGACAATACGGTGTATCCTAAAGGCTTTGCAGATGAATTAAACCGTCAGATTGCATTACTTGAGAATGTGGTTATAACTGATGAGGAAATTGACTTTATGAAGCGTAAATGCTACTACATACCTCATTGGTTTTACAATTATCTTAAAGGCTTCCGCTACAATCGTGATTGGGTGAAATGTTGGCAAGATTCTGATGGTCATCTTCATGTTGAGTTTGAGGGTAATTGGAGTGAAACAATTCTTCTTGAAGTTAAGGTTCTTGCTATAATTTCCGAATTGTACTATATTATGACTAATCAAGACATTGCTTTTGATTATGACAAGTATTACAAGGCTTCATATGAGCGTGCTCATGAATTACTTGATGCCGGATGTAACGTGAGTGATTTCGGAACTCGCCGTCGCAGCTCATACCGAACTCAAGAGGTAATGGTTAAGGCATTTGCCGATTGCTACCGTTCGTGTAATTGGGGTAATATCACCGGCGGTAAATTCTCAGGCACAAGTAATGTCTATCTTGCAATGAAGTATGACCTTACACCCATAGGTACCTGTGCCCATGAATTCATATGTGCCATTGCCGGTATGTATGGAAGTCCTGTAATGGCTAATCATTTGGCAATGGAGGCGTGGAGGAACACATATCGGGGAAGTCTCGGAATTTGGCTTTATGATTCATATGGATGGGATATTTTCGACCTTAACTTCTCTGAGGATTTTGCAAATCAGTTCCGGGGACTTCGTGTAGATAGCGGTGACAATTTTGAACAACTTAAAAAGATTGTCAACAAATATAAGGCTCTTGGTATTGACCCGAAATACAAGCAAGTCGTATTTAGCAACGCCCTTGATGTTCACAATGCCATTAACATTCATAATGTTGCAAAGAATGTATGTCAGCCATCGTTCGGAATTGGTACAAAACTGAGTAACAATTGGAAGGGTATTGCAGATATTAAACCAATGAATATCGTAATCAAGTTGATTGCTGTTAAGATTACAGAGTCTTGGCCTTATTACAATGATACTTGCAAACTCAGTGAAGATGTTGGTAAGCATACTGGTAAGAAAGAGGTTGTTGAGCGTTTTATGAGTGTTCTTCCACAATATAAAGATGAACTATGTCAGTAAAAGTAGTACAAGGTGATTTATTCAAGTCATCAGCACAGACATTGGTAAATACAGTTAACTGTGTTGGCGCAATGGGTAAGGGGATAGCGTTGGAATTCAAAAAACGCTATCCTGCAATGTATGAACGTTATAAGGAACTATGCAATCAAGGTTATATAAAGATTGGCAGTCTATGGCTTTATAAGGCTGATGATGGAAAGTGGATACTTAATTTCCCCACAAAGGATGATTGGAGAAATCCTTCAGATATAGACTACATCGTACAAGGTCTTGACAAATTTATTGCTACATATAAACAAAAGGGTATAACGTCAATTGCATTTCCAATGTTGGGGTGTAATAATGGTGGTCTTGATAAGGCTACTGTCCTTATGATGATGAAGATGCACCTTGAAACATGTGAAGACTTAGACGTTGAAATATACTATAATTCTGATTAATATGAATAAGATAGAAATTGAAATCAAACAGAGTGGTACTGGTATGTATTCTCCTTGGCATCTTGCCATTGTGCATGAACTTGGTGTTCCATTGATGTGTACGGCAGATATTGGTCATTTTATTAAGATTGGTGAAGACATATATAAAATTATCCGTCCATATAGCACAAATAAAATATATGACTTCTTTTGCGATTTGGAAGAAAAAAATGATAAGGGAGAATTAAGTGATGAGGAAACATTGATAATACTTAATGATGTCATAGAAGGTAAAGACAAAGATATAGTATTAGAAAAATGTCAACCACTTGATAAGTTTAGAGAACAATTATTAAAAATATCATAGATAATGTTTACAGATAAACCAAACTTTAAGCCTCTTGACAAGGAATATGTCAGCGTTGGTGATTTTGTTGATTTCATTAATAAGAATCATATAATGCGTAACATCCCCATTTGGATTGAATTTGGGGATGGAAATGGCACATTCCTAAGAACTGAGGCTAATAAGAATTACAAGACAAACAATGGAATGACGTTTGATAGCAATACATTAAAACTCAATTTATCACCAAGTTGTCTGAATTGGGCTAAGATTGATGCATTGCATCCTGTTGTTTTGTCTGTCGATAAATGCAGCGTTAAGGAAAATTATGATACAGTATAGAAAATCAGACGGAAGTTTAGGTTCTTTCGATTCTAATAAACAGTTCGATATTAAAGCCGATGGTCATACATTCATCATTACAATCACACATTATGGATGGGATGAATATGATTTCTGGTATGAAGAAATAACAGATGTTATTGAACTAAGAATCAGTTAAAAAATAAGTTAAATAAATGATTGCTGAAGGAACAATATTTTGATTCATCTGAATTGTTTTTTGATGATGAACTTACACTTGATAAATGCGGGGTAGTTTTTAACAATTTTTAATATAAAGTTACTTTATTATATTGTAGAAATGCAGTATATTTGCAAATGATAGAGGGGATTTGTAGTGCTTGCCACCTCTTTAAAAACGGCTAAAATCTAATTAATAGGTTCACTACATTTAATTCAAATAAAAAATTAATAACTTAAATTTAAATTAAATGTCAGAAAACAAAAACAAACGTGTATTGGCAGTAGAAGCCGTAACACCGGGTCATCCCGACAAAGTGTGTGATGTAATTGCAGGAGCATTGGTTGATGCTTTTGTTAGTGGAGATTCTAATTCTCGTTGTGGTATTGAAACTATGATGAAAGATAACATCGTAGTTCTTGGTGGCGAGATTTATTCTAAAAGTGTTGTAGATTATGACAGCATTGTAAGAAACGTATTTAAGGAGATAGTATACCCTAAAAATCACGGATTATATCCTGAAAACATTAAAATAATTAACTTGATTGGTAAACAATCCCCAGAGATTCATAAAGCTGTTGATGTATCAGATGAAATAACCACAGCAGGTGACCAAGGTTGGATGACCGCCGGTGCAACAAATGAAACTGAAACGTTTATGCCACTGGGGTGTTATATAACCAAACATATTTGTGACTTTATTATGAAAGGCACATTAGAGATTGGCCCGGATGCTAAAACGCAAGTCGTTATTGAATATGAAGGTAATACCCCTGTTAAGATAAATTCAATTTTAGTATCCTCAATGCACCAATGTGATATTTCAATACTTCGAGGTTATATTACGAATGCTATACAATATAACAAAATCGGTCTAAGTGAAGATATATATAATAAATTCATTGCAGACAAGAATTTTGTAATTGATGTCAATCCGGCCGGTGTGTGGAATACAGGTGGTAGTGTCTCTGATTGTGGAATGTGTAATAGAAAACTTGCTTGTGACCAATTTGGTTCATCATTTAGAATTTCAGCCGGTGGGCTTCATGGTAAGGATGCATCAAAAGTTGATTATTCGGCAAATATGATGTGTAGATATATTGCTAAGAATATTGTTGCCGCCGGTATTGCAAATGTTGCGACTGTTGATGTATCATATTCAATTGGCGTTGCAGAACCAACCTCAATCAGTATTGAACTTGATAAAAATAAGGAACTTGAATCAGCACTTGTTAGATGGGTTAAGGAAAATGTCAAATTGGAGCCACATAATATCATAAAGCGATTTGGTAAGGGTGTTGAAAGATATAAAAATGCGGCATTAAATGGCCATTATGGTAAGACACGTGAGGAAATGGAATTGGTAGAGAACCAAATCAATTATCCTTGGGAGAAACTTGACCTTGTTGATAGCCTTAAAAACGAGTTTAATATCTTATAATATGAGTAAAGAAGATATTTACAATATTAAATAATAATAGGTGTATGTTATACTTAATTGCTTTTATATCAGTATTTGCTGTGGTGTGCTGTGGTATAAGCATATATAATGAAAAGTTATATCCGACTTTTGGGTTCGGTGTAATTTGGGTGTTACTTATTATCTATTTGATGATACTTTCTGAAATGCCAACACCAATGGATGTATACCAAGGAAATACCACTCTTGAAATAACCTATAAGGATGGTGTACCTGTTGACAGTAATGTTGTATTTAAAGATAATGCAAGATAATATGACTGACCGTGAAGGAAAGGTTAAGAATCCGTTCTATTGTATCGTATCGTTCACTACATTTAAGAATTATTACGCTAAATAATCATGGAAAATTACGAAAAGAAGTACAGACATGCCATTGAGGTAGTTAAAAAGTATAGTGGAGCACATATTATGCTTACACAAGATTTGATTGGGGAAATGTTTCCGGAACTTATAGAAGATAATGACGAGAAAATCAGAACAGAACTTATCAGACTTATTAGTGATTGGTCTGACGATGGAAGAGCCTCAACCTGTGGGTATTTGACTTCTATACCAAAGAAAGATATTCTTGACTGGTTGGAAAGACAGAAATCTTTATTTTCTGATAATGAGAAAAGGGATGTTTGGGAATACGTAGAAAAGTTTAAAGAAAATTATGGCCATTATCCTAAAGATGCTGATGAAATAGGTGTTGTGGTTTCTGCAATGGTGAATAAAAAGAAACCGATTAATTCTAACAAAGATTCTATTGAACTTACTGATTTTGAATCTGCCTTGTTCACAACATTTAGCGAAATATGGCAAGACTATATGTTAGGCAAGGAAATAAATGTGGCTGAAGTTGTTAAAGAACATTCAGAAGAACTATTATCAATTGCAAATAAACAGAATAAACCGGTTGTATTTGATGGTAAAGACCAAGGAAGATATGAGGATATTAGGGATATACTCTATGAACTTCTTAACAATGACAAATACACACGTTCTGCTATTGAGTGTGATTTAAAATGGTTTACTGAGCGTTTTAGATATATGAAGCCTCAGCCAAAGCAAGAGTGGAGTGAAGAGGATGAGAAAGTCCTTCATTCTATAAAAAATGCTCTTAATTACGAAAAGCCAAGAAATTACCTTAAGTTAAGAGGTTTTAAATTTACAGATATTCTTGATTGGCTTAAATCCCTTAGACCTCAAAATAATATTATTGATGAAGAACTTGCCCAAGCAAAGAAAGATGCTTATAATGATGCTCTTAACAAAATTGAATATCACAGCGGTGAGCCTACCTTTGATGACGGATGGAGTGCTGCGATATGGTATCTGAAAAAGAGAAATGTACAACCTCGTTCACAGTGGAAGCCGAGTGACAGAGATATTAAACTTCTTAGAGAATTATCTGATGGCAAAATTTGTCCAGATAACTATAGGACACGTTTATATGAAATTATTAATAATTTAAAATTCTTATAAAAGAATAACTATGTGGATTGCTGTTAATAGAGATGGTAGGCCAAAAGTGTTTGAAATGCCTCCTAAGAGATTTCATGAAGGCCCAGCGTTATCACCAGAGTTAGTCGGATTTAATGATGCTATTTCAGTAGGTAATGACGAATATAGTTTTTGGGCTGTACAAGAGTTTTACGATTCTAATAGAATTGATGATAGAAAACATCTTGGATATAATATTATGACTGAAAATGAAGAAGAAGGACATAAAGTATGGTATTCTTATATTCCAAAATGTGTTGAAAACATGACATGGGAAGATGAACCAATTGAAATAGAAATATCCCTCAAACCTCATAGCACTTGTAACCCGAGTGATGAGCAGATTAAAGCATTGAAAGAGGCTGTGGATGCGGAGATTGTTGAAGTCGAAGATGATAACTGTTCAATGTGTGCTTATACCCATCTTGAAATCTGCACGGACGAAGATTTAAGTAAAATATGCAAGGCCGGAGACAAAGCGAAAGTAATAATCATCAAACAAGAAGAAGATTCATGACAGATGAAATGAAAAAACTTGTAGATGAATATACAAGTAAATACGATATGGTGTTGGATGAACATATTTATCCTGACGGTTCTTCTGTAAGAACGGTAGACCAAAGAGGTAATATAATCAGAGAAGGAATAAACTATTATCTCAGTAATCTTTGGCATGACGCAAACGAAGAACCTGAAAAACAAAGTCGTATAATCATAGATTATGGTTCAGAACCATCTATTGCCGGCTGCTATCATGGTAGTACATATAAGATAGATAATAAACTTTATTGGTATATCTATGATGGCTTCGTTGTTAAAGAAGTAAAACCATCAAAATGGTGCCGTTTCAATGATATATTTCCATATAATAATTAGAAATTAAATATGAATAAAGAAGAAAAATCGCTTTTGTTGAAAGACCTTTGTGCAAGGTTGCCGTACAGGGTTAAAGGTATAATAACATATGATAAAAGTAATACAACATTTACTGTAGAAGGAATTGATAATAATGTATTGCATTTATCTGATGCAGAAGAATGTTATGTTGAAGATTTTAAACCCTATCTCCGTCCAATGTCAAGTATGACTGAGGAAGAGAGAAAAGAGTATAATGATATAGTAAAGAATACTATTGACTTTTATAATTGTCCAAAGTCTGAAGAAATATGCTTTTTCATTATGCTGATTGATTGGCTTAATGCTCATCATTTTGATTATCGCAATCTTATAGAGAAAGGGCTTGCGATAGCAGTAACTAAAGAAAATAACCCATATGACAAGTAACGGAACAGAAACAAGCAATGTATCAGGTATTATAATCCGATGATGACATATTTATCTTTAAACATATTAAAAACATGCAACAGAATAATAAAACTTGGTTAGGCAATGTTAACGAGTGGATGGAAAAACTTAATCCTGATATTAAGTTGATTAATGAAGCAAAGACAAGCATTGAGGAAGACCAGAGAAACCGTAAGGAAGCATTCAGAAAACTCCATGAAAGGGCAGAGACGTTAAAAGAAGATGTCATGAACCGTTTCTATGGAATTGTAAGCAATCATAATAAGCCAGTGAGAATTGATGAAGTAACACTTGACAGAGTTCTTCAAAAACATGGTGATAATGGCATGATTAATATCAGTGCCAACAGAAGTGATATGCCACAAGAAAGGAACGATGCACAGACTAAGGCACTTATCAGTGACTTGCAGAAAAGTGGGTATTCATTCTTGCCTACATATGGCGGTTATAGAGGTACAAATGGTGTTGAGGATGACTATGAGCCATCATTCGTGGTCTTCAATTACGATGCTAATGGTCAACCAAGGAATTTTGACGAATTAAAACAGTTCGCTTTACAACTTTGTGATAAGTACGACCAAGACAGTGTTCTTGTGAAAGCACCAAACCAAGCCGCTATATATCTTGACAGAAACGGTAATAAGGTGAATAGCCGTGAAAGTGAAAAGACTTGGAAGAACGACCCGAAACAAGAATTTTTCACTTCATTCAAGTCAAAGGAGAATGTTGACAAGGAAATACGTGCCAAACTGATGGGTAAGTACAAGACTTATTGCCATCAAAACAATATTCCTGTAACAAACGATGGTTTTGAGAAGTATTATCAAGAACATCTTAATGACATCGATAGTATTGGAAAACGTTATACATATGACATTCAATTCGGAGAATGCTATGTAAACCCAATGCCTTGTCAGTTATCGGAAAGAATGAGAAGAAAAGGTGAGATTATGATATGGGAGTGATAAATAGCAATAAGGATTGGTTACATAATGTCAATGAATGGATGGAGAAACTTAATCCCGATGTTAGACTTATTAATGAGGGATTAAATGATAGAGATATGACCGGTTGGATTAATATAGGTGTCATCAAGAACGGTTCTAATATAGGAACTGGTGGTGATGCCTATCTTATGGTTGACCCTAATTACCCACATACAGATGATTTCGGAACATACAGATATAGAGCGACAGCATACAATACCAAACCTGATGGTACGGGGTATGAAATTGAAGTGCCTACATATCAGAAACAGTATCTTCAGATTTATGACCAATACCGTGACACGTATTATGGTGAAGCGTTTCTTGGCAAAAAGAAAACAGCCGAACAAGAACAGAAACATCAAATGTTCTTGAGTCAACTTGAAATGTCGGGAGATAAAGTTGTATTGAAGCATGACAGTTCATATAAGATAACCGACGGTATGGTTAAAAAGGGGCAACCTAATCTATATTCCAACAATTCAGATATAGGTATCTATTTTTGGGGAAGTAAGGAACGAGGCAGTGACCAATCGAACGGTGGCCAATATACATACTATTGTCTTGTCAATCCTAATCAAGTATATGACTTTGAGAATGATATTGAACGGTTTGGTACATTAATGAATGTGTTTAAGAAATATCCATATGTTGCTCAGTATTGGAAAGGTGGACCTGCAATTGTGGTTAATTCAATGACACCAATACCAATATATAATATAAAGGATAACACAAATGGTAAGATATATGATGCCAATTGGCAGGAAATAGGCAATGGATGACAATGTTCGGATAAAATAAATTAGGAGTGACGCTATTCACATAGAATCACTCCTTTTTTTGACTATATATACTAAACTTTAAAAATGATTTATCTTAATTAAGCATGAACACCACGAACGGGAACCCCTCTATTACGCTCATGAGTGGCCGTATTGTCGTAAGTACATGATATACCTATACAATCTGCCATATATATCATAGTACTTTGAGTGCGTCGTGTCGCATGCCATACATATCCATTGTCTTCCCATTCCCTCGAAGAATTTATTTTAGCACCGCCATTTGGAATAAAAATATATTTTGAAGTATTAGATTTATCTATAAACAAACCACCAATAGTAGTACCATATACCGCAGAAGTATAATTTGTATTACTCTGAAGAGTAGTTGCTTCTGACGATGTTGGCATTCTCCATGAGCCGCCCATGTTTACCCTTGCAGCATCATCAGTTAGTTCAAGATTTACAAGTCCATCAGTAGCATTATATTTGGTTAAGTTACTTGATGATGACCCAAATTTATAATTATTTTTTGTATAAGTACTTTTTGTTGAGGTTTCACCCCACGCATAATAGTTACCGACAGCCCCATCACTGGAAGCACCGACGTTGTTTATACACCATTTAAGGCCACCAAGTGTAACGTATTTGTATCCATCAACAGTACCGTCATAAGGTAATGATGTAATTTTCATAGCATAATTTTGTGTCAAAGTATATGTCGCTGATACACCTTGAACTGTAACCGTAATTGTAGCCGTTCTACTACTTCCACTTGTACTTGTGCCGGTATTTGCAGTGTAAGATACTGTTACTGTGCCACTACTTTTAGATGTTGTTACCCAAGATGCATTATCTGAAACGGTTGAAGTACCGGTATATGTACTTCCATTCACATAAATCATGAAAGTTGTACTGTTACTTGCCCCACATGCATTGCCTGTCGTTGACGATAGTGATAACGTACCTTTTGATTGTGTCAAAGTATATGTCGCTGATACACCTTGGTATGTAACAGTAATAGTTGCAGACCTTGTACTTGTAAGGTCCGTATTGCTTGTACATGTAACTTTAACTGTGCTACTACTTGCGGTCCAAGTAGGTGTCGCCCAAGATTGGTCGCTTGAAACAACCACACTACTATCTTTTAATGCAACATCATTCCATTTAACGGTAAAAGACTTACTACTTGCAGTAGCATTAGCAGTTCCACTTGTTGAAGATAATGATAACACACCAGTAGTTCCTGTATTTAATAAATTTCTTCTTCTCATTTTGTTTAGTTATTTGCTAATAATTAGCAAATAACTCTTAAAAAGAAGTAAAATTTTATTTATTTTTGTAAAATATTTATTATTATACCTTATATATTATTAAAATGAAGATTGGTACTTATGTATATTCAAGTAATTCGATAGAGTTTTTAAAGGAAATGCTTAAAGAGTTTTTCCTTGTATTCAACATACCGTCCGTTACACCTGATGATTTATTCTATTACGGTGTATTCTGCAAGGACGTTACATATGCAAACTATAAGTATTGGAATGAAGCACCTGACCGATTGGAAATACCAATTCAATTAACCGGTGAGTGTCAGACAGAGGAAGAACGTCTTGACTATGTTCATACAATAATAAATGAAATAATGGTTGGTGATATTAAGAAACCAGAATGGATGCTATATGTCGAAATGGAAGAGGTGTGTAACGATTATGAATCAGCACCAAGCACTTTTCTGTATTTAATTGCAAAAGAGGGTAAGTATGAAATCCTTGCGAAGAAAATACTTGATTTCCTTTACTCTCCTAATATGATGAGTTACACAATTAGATATTACAGTTAATAAATTTTAACGGAATTTCTTTGGAAGTTCCGTTTTTTCATAGTATATTTGCAAAAAATTTATAGTATGAAAAAGTTATTGTTTGTTTTGATGACGGTTTTTACGTTGCTATCTTGCGAAAGTAGTGAACGTAATAGCATGCTTCGTGAACAGAGGCATGAGATTGAGAAACAAATCGTGAAACTGCGTAACATGTGTGATGCCAAGGAACGTTTGTTAGACAGTCTTGATGTTGAACTTCAGGAACGTCACATTGCATTGGAAGGAAGAAGTCCTCAATATAATATAAGGTATCGCGTACATTTCTCTAATTTGGATTCGGCACTTAGAAGCGGTTTAAGAGACGTACAGAATATAGAGTTTGAAATACCTGTATCAAGATATTATTATAAATCAATTAACATCGGTAAGGAAATCATAGATGAAGGTGGCGGTTTTTTCAGTGGTCGTGCAAATATGACCGTTGAAGTGGTTAATAAGTATATGAGATAATGGCAAGAGAAAAGAAAATAACGTTATTCAGTAGGAATCTTGTAAAGATTGAGAAAATAACCGGTGTTGACTTCGAGAAACGTCTTGAGTCTGCACGTGTTATTTCAGTCAATGTGTCAACTACATATGAAGATAATGCACCAGTAGCCGGTAAATATGAAAAGGGTGGATGGGTAAGGAAAAAGAAAATATCTAGACTTGGCTTCTATTATATGTCTGATTATTATAATTCAAGTAGTTATACCGGCGCAACTACCAATAAAAAGGGTTTAACAATTAAGAAGATAACAATTAATGTTGATACTGAGCAATATATATTATCATACCCTATACAATATCTTGATACAAAGATTGGCATTGAAGCACGTCCTTGGGATATTGCACCAAATTCAAAGGGTATGGAAGACCATTTCGTTGATGCATTGGCTAAAGAAGCAAATAAATTCTTTGATGTCGCGTTTGACAATAAGATTACTTATAAAAATTATAAAAAGCAATGGTTTGAAAAGAACAATACTGATGAATATATTAATGTAAATCAATTGAAAAAGGAAACATTCATTGATTTATTCGGTTATGAGGACGGACCGAGAGTTCAGCCAAACAATGTTAAGTTACTTGCACATGGCTTTGACTTGAAAGAATCATTTAGGAAAAGAAAGGAAAGTTGATTATGAGTTATGTAGTACCTGAAACATTTACTTTTGAAGTTAAACCAACAAAGAGATATAGAATTATATTCTCTATATGGGGTCATACTAATTCAGATTCGATATCCGATTTCGACACCATTGAGGAATTGAATGAGGAAGAAAAGATGATTAAGGAATTCTATAATTCAACCCAAAGACCGGAAAAGATATATGAAGAGAAGAATTGGCGTTATGAAAAACGCAAGTATAGGATTTCATTTGAAAACGGTGGCAGTTATTGGGGGTATATAGCACTTGATTATCAAGAAAAGAAAATACTTGAAATATACAATGACGGATGCCGTGTATATAAAACTGTAGAGGTTAAACGTCAAAATGCGGAATATAGGGATATTAAGCCTTATTTTACTCGTTCTCCTTATACAATAGACAAGAAAACAGACCGTAGGCGTATCATGGATTTATTCTTCCGTACAGAGGAAGATGTTCCATCTGACTATGCGTGGGATAATGGTGAATATGAGGGTTGGCTTCAATTCAAGTGGGGCGACGGTAAGAATGCAATAGACTATGTTGAACCGAAGAAAGAAGTAACTGTTAAGGATGAAGATGATGATTTCAATGAAGAAGAGGAATTTGAAAAGTATGTAGATAAGAATGAGGAAATTGCCACTACGATTGAGGAACAACTTCATGAGGAAATGGCTAAGAGATTAAGGGACAAATGGTATGATTACTAATAGTGAACTTTTAACAAGAGAAGAATTTAAGAAACAAGTATTTGCTAAATATAATGGTAGATGCTGCGTTCCTGGTTGTTGTAAAGATGCTGTAGATGCTCACCATATACTTGATAGAAAATTATGGTCTGATGGCGGTTATTATTTGTCAAATGGTGCGGCTTTTTGTTCAGAACATCATTTAGATGCAGAACAAGGCAGAATTACACCTGCGGAATGCATAGAGTATATGCAAATAGAACCATTATTGATTAAAAAACCAGATAAGATAACGGCATTAACAGAAGATGAATATTTTTATTTGCTAATTGAAGGAAAAATTAATAAATGGGGAGAATAAAAGAAAAAACGTTTAAAATCAAAGAAAAGGATAAACTTCGTGTATATTATGGACACGATGATGTAGACAAGCATGATTATGACCTTGTTGTATCATGGCCTATGATGAGACAGGGTAGTGCTGATGGTAGTTGGATATTTTCGAATGTCTTCACACAAGAGGTTAGGGATGAACTTGAAAAACGTGGTTGGGATTTAACGACACTTAAATTCTCAATAGCACCTAAGTTGATTAATCCTACAAGACCTGAGAGGTTTACGACCTTGTTAACCAAGTATGCCGACGAAATTGAAAAGTTAAAGAAAAATGACTAAGAGAACTTGGAATAAGTTAATCGGTAAGGACTATGATTACTCATTTCTTCTTAAGATAGAGCAGTTGAAAATAAGGAGAATGGCAAAATACTTGAAGAAACACAGTATTCATATGTCTGCGCCATTTGATTATCGTGACCTTACAATATGTGACCGTCTTATTTCCATTATATTGGAAGAGGACAATGCATATAAGGCACATGTTAATCAAGTTGTCAATAAAAAAGGTAATGAGAGGTTTAGCCGTCTTATAGATACTGTATATGTCAATACAAGAAATGAATACAGGTTTTTCCGTAGAACACCTATAAAGGACAATATTGAGGATAAAGAACCGTATAGGGGTGAAAACGGGCAGAACTTCAGAGATAAGACTTTGAAAATGTCTCTTAGACAATTAAAGGCAATGCACCTTTATAACATGATTAGAGAATATAGAATGTTTCATTGGTGGGATTAAATTATGAAAGGGAATTTTTGGCATAAGATATTCAGAATCGGATATAATGCAAACTATCCGAAAGGTGATGCAGCAAAATATAATGGCGTAATGGCCAAAACTGATGCAAACACGACAAGAACAAAGTTAAAGAAATTTTTAAACCAAATAGAATTAGAAGATTATGAAGAGTAAAGTATTTTTAGGTGGTACTTGCAATAACAGTACATGGAGAGACCGAATTATTCCAAAGTTGGAAATTGAGTATTTTAATCCAGTTGTAGAGGATTGGACTCCTGAATGTCAAGCAGAGGAAGAAAGACAGAAGAATGACGTATGTAATATTCATCTGTATGTTATTACACCATTAATGACCGGTGTATTCTCGATAGCAGAAGCGGTTCAATCAAGTCATTATGCGGATAAGAAGACCTATTTCTGTTATCTTGAAGAGGATGACGGCAAGAAGTTTGAGAAATTCCAAGTTAAATCACTTAAAGCAACGGCAGACCTTATTAAGAGAAATGGTGGTAAGACGTTTACTTCACTTGATGAATTGGTTGAAGAATTAAATAAAGAATAAACAAATAATAACCTTTAACAAAGATTAACGGAATTTCTTTGGAAGTTCCGTTTTTTCGTAGTATCTTTGCCAAAAATAAGTTGTATATGGGAAAAGAAACAATCGCGGATTTTATGACGGATTCAATTACAATCAGTAAAAAGGAATATCCGAAAATTGTTGAATTTGCCAACAAGTTAGTTGGTTTGTCCAAAATATTCAATGATGATTCTTTGAGGTATCTTTATCTTGTATCATTAATATCAGCCGATGCACTTATTCTAAAAGAAGAATATGAGAATGCATTAGACTATATGAATTTCATAAAGAAATATTTCGATTTAATTGATTTCAAGAATGATGATGTTAAAAAGGAAGTAAAGAAATACCTCAGAAAAGGATTAAGAATAGTTAAAAACGAATATACGGAGAAGTTTAACAATGATTGACAAACAATTAGAAGACGAGTATCAGGACATACTCTCGAAGTATTTAATGGCGCAAAAGATTGCCGAGGATTTTCGCTATAACACAAATCTCGACGTGGTAATTAACACATATGCAATACAATTAAACGAATATAAAAAGAAACACAATGAAGTTTAAGGATTTATTTAATCAAGAGACATGGCTTCCGGATTGGGATAAGATTTTCTCAATAAAGGAGTTCAAGGATATGGAAACCTGTGAACAGTCTAAGATATGGCACAAAGAGGGAAATGTACGAAATCATGAGATTGCTGTTACGGATGCTATGCGTTCATATCTTCTTAACCGCGAGAACATCAAGCCATCGGATAATGAATATTACATTATGATGATGTCTGCCGCAATATGCCATGACCTTGGAAAGCCTTCAACCACCAAGTTCGATGAGGAAAAAGGTGATTACACTACAAAGTGTCATGGACTTGTAGGTGCTAAGATTACACGTAGGCTATTCTTCGATGAGGAATTTACATTACGTGAGAAGATATGCTATATGGTACGTCATCACATGGATTTACACCATATCTTTGATAAGGAGGAAATGTCTACCCGTAAAATGATTCAGTTGTCTCATGGTAGAGTAAGGGTTAAGGATATGCTTATCCTTAATATTTGTGATTCTCTTGGTTCCAAGAATGATGAAGAGGATGAAGAGTTTATTGCAGAGAAAGAGGAACGTATCAAATCTCTTGCTGAAGGTTTGAATTGTTATGAAACCCCTTATGAGTTTAACAATGAATATGAAAAAATAAGGTTCTTCCATTTCAAGGACAGGCTGTTCCCTGAAGGATGTGCATTGCCAAAGGATTACGGTCAATTCACCATGTATGTAATGATAGGAGTGCCTGGTAGTGGTAAATCGTATTATATTGAGAAGTATCTTAAAGATGCCGTTCAGATTAGCCGTGACCTTATACGTACAGAGATTGGTATCAAGGGTGAGAAGCCACAAGGTAATAAGGAACAGGAAAGTCATGTAACGGAGATATTCAATGAGAGAATGTTGGAATGCTGCAAGAATAAGCAGGACTTCGTAATTGATAACACTAATGTCCGTAAGATGTATCGTGATGCCTATACTGATATGACATTAAGGTTCATGCCGAGAATTGTATATGTGTATATAGAGGCACCTGACTTGCAGACATATAAAGACAGACGTAAGGGAATGATGCCGTTAGAGGTAATTGACCGTATGTGGAGTCAGTTTGATTTCCCAGAACCTACGGAATATAATGAAATGATTTTGGATAAACAATTTAAGCATTAAAATATGGGATTATTTAATTTTTGGAAAAAAAACAACAAAACAAAAGAAGATAGTACTTATTGGATTATTACTAACTATCGTGATAAAATAACCGGTGAACATACAGACAAATGGAGAATGGAAAACTTAGCATACAGAGATTTCCATAAAGGTGAAATGCCATCCAGAATTAGGTTATATGCTGACGGTGAATTAGTATTTGACGGAAGATTCAAGGAATTAACAGATATCGTAAAAGAACATAATAATAAAACAAATTAAAATGAAAGCAGTTTATTTAAAGAATTTCAGAAAGGGTTTTGCAACCAACAGTAGTTCAACACATTCAATCATCTATCGTAATAAAGATGAAATGTTTAAGGATTTGAATATCTTTAAACTTAACTACTATGATAGGTTTGACGAGACGATTGCGGCTTCAAGAGAGGCTAAGATTAAGTACGTTGCGGCAAATATCTTTTGGAATGAGAAACTATTCGACATAATGTGTCAGTATTATCCGGAAATGAAACAATACTCTGAACTTGCTAAGAAAGCAAAGGAAGACGGTCAGTATGAAACTTTTGGAATGTATACCAGAGGTTCACTTAGTTTCAGAAAAGGTACAGAACTTGAAGCAAGCATTGATTTCCTTAAAAACGTAATTGATGATGATGACATTATTATTGTCGGTGGTTCTGATGAAACGGAATTTGTATATGAGACAACTGAAGGACATAAGGAAATAGCATTGCCTGATGATATTGGAATTGGTAATGCTCAAAAAGGTGTAGTAAAGAACGGTAACTATTGGATTGGGTATGGATGGGATGGAAGAATTCGTTTCAAGACCGAAAAAGGTGACTGTGTTCCATCATATCCTGAACTTGTTGACCTTCGTATTACTAACAAGTGCCAACATGGTTGTCCGTTCTGTTTCATGGATTCTTCAATGAAGGAGAAAGAGGCCGATTTCCTCAAACTTAAGAATATAATTAATCAGTTATCGTCAAATGAGTATGACCGATATGACAGACGTATTGAGTTCTCAGTTGGTGGTGGAAACATACTTCTTTATCCACATCTTGAAGAGTTGTTCAAGTACATGAAAGAACGTGGTCACATTATCAATACAACCATTAATGCAAAAGACTGCAAAGAGATTCTTTCAAATGATAAATATCTTAAATTATTTAAGGATTATGTCACTGCAATTGGCGTATCGGTAACTGATGATAAAGATATTGAAATTCTTGGCGATTTTAAATTCTCATTCAATCGTGATGACTATAAGCAGATTACAATTCATCTGATACCGGAACTTCTTGGTGTTGAGAAGACAAGGGAACTTATACAGAAGATTGAAGAGCAATATAAGTATTTCAATTTCCTTTTCTTGGGTTATAAGACCAATGGACGAGGAAAGACACAAGAATATAAAACATTCAATGATGATGAATTAACCAAGTTGTTCGGTGAAGATTTATGGGTTAGTATCGACACTACATTTGCTAATACATATAAGGATTGGCTTGAAAAGAATTTTGAAACTGACAAGACAATTACATTGAATGAGGGCGAGTATAGCATGTATATCGACGCTGTTGAAGGTATTGCATACAAATCATCATATCAGTTAGACAAACCTTACGACATTAAATACGGCGGCTATGAAGAACATGGTAAGACATGGTTTACACCGATAGAGGCATTTGCCAATATTCGTAGGGATAATGGATTTAAGGTCTATGATGAAGAAGATACTGAATCTGCTTAACATTCATCCTGATGCCAATCAAAAATGGTTATTGATAAGTCTGGTAATATCGGGCTTATTAATAACCTATGCACATCCTACATTGCTTAAAACAATCATATCAGGTCTTCCGGCACAGTGGATTGCGTTTGAATCTGTTGTCGCCTCTGTAAGTGGTTTGTTGATAGGTATGATTTGGCAAGGAAAGGTAAGACAAAAAGCCATTAAGTATTTCTTCTACCTTGCATTAATTGAATCGTTATGCGGCTTTATACTTGGTTTGTATCTTTGCTTCATAAACTTCAATGTATGGGTACTTGCTATTGCATCGTTAATATATACAACCGTTATTTCTTCATTTGTCGGTAAATGTATAATGGCTTTCAAAGCAAAATTATGGATTGAGAAAGATAGAGAAGTATATGATAATAATACAAGTATTGTAAGTGGCATTGTATGTCTTGTAGGCTATCTCTTTGCTTTGGTTGCATTGCCACCATTGAAATTGTCACTATTCTTATGGTCAATATGCTGTATTCTTGATGATATAGGTTGGCTTATAGTTTATAAAAAGAATAAATTAATACTTAAAAACGCTTAATATATGGAGTTGAAAACAGAAGACGAGTTAAGGACATTCATTGCATATAGTTCTTTTGATGAAATCGAAGATTATTCATCTAATATAAAAAAGGAACTTAACTCAAATTACGATGACCGTAACACTATAAACAACGCTGTTAAAACACTTAAAGAGTTTGGAATAAAGTGTGACCAATATTCATATGATGAAATTATGACATATATAAATGAGGATATTAAACCATTAAAAGAACATATGGATTTAATTGATAAATACCTCAAGGAGAAACAAGAATATTGCACTCATGATTGGGCGTATGATGGGCATGATTCTCATTATGACTATTATAAATGTACTAAATGCGGATTAGAAGTTAAAAATTAGTTATGAAAGAATATAAGATAGATACACTTATAAGCAAAGGCCGTCTTCACGATTTACATTGTGAAGATGACTACCTTGTGTATGAGAATGAAAAATTCATTGTCGCGGCTGTATTTGACGGATGTTCATCCGGTGTAGACTCTCATTTTGCCTCTACTATGCATAAGTATAAACTGAGGGAAATATGTGAGAATTTAGAGGAATATACATCTGTATATGCTGTGAATGTCGTAGAGAATATTCTAAGGGAACTGAATAGGAAAATATGGTCTCTTAACTATAAGGTCAATGAAGAAATGCTCAGTACTGTAGTACTATTGTTCATTGACAAGGAAAATGAGAAATATACAATCTGTCTGGCCGGTGATGGGTGCTATGGAGGCAATATATTAGACACAAGGTTTTTTGAAAGTGTACATGACCCTAACGGAAATGCGGTTTGGTATTTATCAACGGTAAAACCTGCTGATTTCAATAGTTATTTCGACAACTATTGCAGATTAGAAAAAGGTTTTTTCAGAATATGTAAAGAAATTTGCATTTCATCTGACGGTTTGGAGAGTTTTGTATCTCAATATGGTGCAAGCAAGAATAAGGATGCCAAAAAGATATTTTTTGAAACAGATACATGTGAAGAGAAATATCAGAAAATGCCTTTACAAAGGTTATATAATGTAGTTGTTAAAGGAAAATGTTCCGACACCGGTAATGAAGTGATGCTTAATGGTGATGATTTCACTATGATTAAAATTAAATGTATAGAGGAGGACACAGCGAATGGCAAAGATGAAGTTAAATGATTTCAGACCCTTATTTGATAAAATAACTAACGGTAAAATACTAATAGGTATACACAATGATACATTGATATTTGCATTTTATCGTAGTTTCAAGGATAATAAAATGTATTTTTATCGTAATATATTCTCTTCATATTGGGTTGATGAGGAAGATGTAACGTTCATGGATAGTGAATGGGGGGTCGATTTAAATGAAATAAAAACTGATATTGTTAATTATGATATGTTTCTTGCATGGCAAAGACGTAATATCATATCTGAATTTAAATATCATTATGAACATCCGGAGGAAGAATGTAATTTCTTCTCAATAAAAGAAAAACTTGAAAAGGATGGTGGAAAAATAGTTACCTTTGATGATTTTAAGTCAAAGGATGAAATTGGATTATTAATCGGTGTAACATCCACTGATGAAGATTACTATTATCAGTATGTCGATTCTGATTTCAAAATTCAGAACATGACATGTGTCGGTGGTTACAAAGTTGTCGAAGACAAGGATATTCCAAAGAATTTAAGAAAGTTCCAAAAAGATGTAATAACAAGGGCTAATGTAAATAGGATTAAGACTGCTATATGGAAGCAATTCTTAAAGAATGCTGAAGTATTCTTCACACCGATTTATCTTCCATATATCACACCGGATGATTTAACACTTTTTAAACAGTACTCCCTTCTTTATTTGGGGGAAAAATAGTATATTTGCTATCGAAATATAAATAACATATAAATAAATTTAAGTAAAAATGAGTAAAGTAATTTTAGAGTTAGAAGGAAACGTAAATGATTTGCTTTCCGTTGATAATGAGAGAAATCTTAAAATGACAAGATTTGTATTGGATAGTGATGTAGAACCTGATGATGAAGAAACTGTAGATGTAACAATTACATCAGTTGACCCAAGCAGGACACATAAAATATTCAATGAAAGATTACTTAATAAGAAAGTAAAGATTACAGTAGAGGAAATTTAATGGTACTTAACATCATAAAAACAAATAAATCGGGATTATGCTTTGTCGGTGACATGCACGGAGAATTTAATTCCATAAATGGGTTAATGAAACGTACTGAGTTTACTGACACAATGTACGTTTTTAACGGAGATTGCGGTTTCGGGTTTGAAAAAGAACAACATTATAAGAATATATTCAATAAACTTAGCAAAACAGCCGCACAATTCAATAATGAATGTATATTCATTCATGGAAATCATGATGACCCTCAATATTTTGATGGTAAGAAAATAAACCGCAAGTATTTCAAAGCAATACCTGATTATACTGTCATTCAAACACCAACGCATAATATACTTTGTGTAGGTGGCGCAACATCCATCGATAGGACATATCGCCTTGTGAAATATAGGGAATATGCTATGAAATATGCTATATATCATGGCTGTAGCATTGATGAGGCATATATACATTGTCCAAAGGTATATTGGCCTGATGAAGCACCTGTTTATGATGAGGAAGCATTAAATGAATTAAAAGAGAGTGGTATAAAGATTGATATTGTAGCAACACATACTTGCCCATCGTTTGCAAAACCTATAAGCAAGGAAGGTATTCAATATTGGTTAACGGAAGACCCCACACTTGAAGCAGATATTGATGCTGAACGTAAGGTGATGGATGATTTATACAATAAACTGATTGAAGATGGTCATCCGATTTATAAATGGTTTTATGGCCATTATCATTTTCATAACCAAGAGTATATTAATGGTATACAGTTTGTGATGCTTGATATGTGCAGAAACGGTAATTTCGATATATATGATTTAAAATTTTAAAAAGAAATAGTATGAAAATAAAAGACGCAGCAAAATTAATGGCTACTTTTGGTGAGATATATCCTGATTTGGATGTGACTTTTGCCAATAATAAAGTACCTGTAACAGTTATTCAATATGATGCTAAGAGTAATTCAATCAATATAAGATAGAATATGAGTTTTAGAATTAGTTTATATAGGTGTCCGAAAAAAGATGTGGATGCTATTAGAAACATCACGGATGAAGAATATAAAAATACTGATATATTCGATGTACTTGAAAAAGACCGTATCAAATATGATACTCTTACCGATATTATAGGATTTTGTAGTGCTGAAGACAAAGATAAATTCTCTTCTAAATTATTCAATAATAAACTGAATATTGAAGAGGATATGTATTTCGGTACAATTTCAAAGGAACAGTTTTTAAACATTATTGAAGAGGTAAGGGTAAATCATATAATTGAATGGTTTGATGGTAGAAGAATAGATAGTCCGGATAAACTTGGAGATGCGTGGAACAACAAGGAAAGACCTGTTTATGCCCCAAAATATAACAACATGTTCGAACCTTGGACTTATGAGAATGCAATGCAAGCCAATCAAGGGGAATGGAACATAAAAGCCGATAGGTGGAAATATAAATGGACTAATAGGGAAACAGGAAAAGAACATTATCTAAACATTAACCTTGATTTGGATAACAAATGGGAAATATCCGGCGGTTATACATACGAATACCTCATTTTTGATTTAATTCATATTCTTAAAATATTCGATTGGGAAAATGACTATCTCGTAGCAATAGGAGGATGAAAATATATAAAACTAAAAGTGGCGGTTTTTGGTTTGCACAAACCAAAGAAAAAGGATGGTTCTGTTTCAGTTCTACACCACCTGATATAAACACGCTGAATTTATGCCCCGGCATGTTCGGTAATCAAGAAGAGCAAACTGCTTGGGATGAAGGTATTGATATACCAAAAGATGAAGAAATTAATGTCTTTAATAAATTTGCAAAGAAAAAGGGCAATTATACTGATGTGTGTGAATTTATCAAAATATATTATCCTAATACAACACAAGAAGAGTTGGATAAGGAATATGACCATTATCCTGAGTTAATTAAATTGACAAATCAGTTTATACGGGAATACAACGGTTCCGTATATGAGTTTTACTATCGTCAAATATACCAAGATGTAAGACTTCATATGAGAGAATGGGATAATGACATCGAACGTGTTAAGAAATACGTAATAGAGCATGATATACCAAGTATTATGTCGTTTGATGATACAATAGTAGATGTTTTCAGTGAATGCCGTCCTACTAAACGTTTCTTATTGCATGAATTTCATCATTATTGGGGAGAAAAACTTGATAGCCTAATTGATAAGGCGATTGAACTATATCCCGATAATAAGGATTATGATAAAGCATATTATTTTGTAAAAGATAAACTTCATAAAGAATGAGACACTACGATACTATAAACCGTATTCAAGATGACGGTACATTATTAGGTGAAGAGATTGCTGCCTATAACAAGTTAGATGGACAGAACATTTGTATAAAGTATTCACCAAGGACAAAGAAATTTGACCAATTCGGTTCAAGAAAACGTGTGTTTGATGAGACCGATAAACAGTTTGGCGATGCTGTTAAATGGTTCAAGAACTCTTGTTATCCACAATTGCTATCTCAGATTGTAACTGATAACTCAAAGAAAAAAGGATTATTCACTGGTGTTGATGAAGTGACATTTTATTTTGAATGGTATGGCGAAAATTCATTTGCCGGTGTTCATGTTGATGGTGATGAATTAAAACTTGCATTAATTGATGTTTTTATTAAGAAAAAGGGCTATATTGAATTAAAACCGTTACAGGAACTATTCTATTCTCATAAGGAGATTATTCAGCCTGAATTAATATATAGAGGTAAACTGACAAAGGATTTTGTCAAATCCATACAAGATAATGATTGGACACAGCCTGATTGCAAATATCCGAATGTAAAAGAAGGAGTTGTATGTAGGAGAACAACACTTATGAAAGGACAGAGATTACCAAAAGTAAAGTTTAAGACTAAGTGGTGGATGGAAAAACTTCATGAAAAGTATACACCTGAAGAATGTAAATTATTAGAATGATAAAGGTTTTAGTATTTTTAACAAAAAATATTTGGCGGAGTGGAAATAAAGTATTAAATTTGCATTAAAATTAGAAATTAAAAGAATTAAGAAAATGGTAAAAAACGTATTTACTAAAAGTGAAACATTCAATAGTGAGTATAGTGCTGCTATTGTACGTGTTGGTGAACTTACCCCAATTGAGGGTTCTGATTTCCTTGCTAAAACAGATGTGTTTGGTACACAGATTGTGGTACGCAAAGACCAAGTACACACAGGCGACATTATGATATATGCCGCTAATGAGACGCAACTTAATGAGAAATTCCTTTCCGTTAATAACCTTTATGAGATTAGTTGCCGTGAGAAGAATGCCAATAAGGAAGAAGTAGATGAAATCTACAAACCTTATGAGCCAATTAAGGCAAAGGCTGATACCATCCGTAATGAGGCAAAAAATGTAAAGGCTTCAATGGATAGTCTCACCAAGAAGGCCGCTAAGATTAACAAGCAGATTAAGAAGATGACAAAAGACCTTGAGTCTCTTGATAGTTCATCAGAAGAGTATACTTCAAAGAAGTCTGAAATTGATACTTTGCAGAAGCAGGCTGACGATTATACGGCACGTGCAATCGCAAAGACTACAACTTATACTAACTTGAAGAAAGAGGTAGAGGAAATTGTTAAGTCTGGTGCTGATATTATTGCGGAAGTTAAGAAATATTGCGGCTTCTTCAACAAGTATGGTCGTGTACGTTGCCTTATTCTTAGGAATACACCTTCATTCGGTGTTCTGTTTGCCCCAGAGGACTTGATTAAGTATGACCCATCTATTACGATGGATGATATTGAGGCATATGTTGGTCAGGAGTTTGATACTGTTAATGATGATTTGTTTGTAAAGGTGTTTATCCCACCTGTAAAGGAAACGCCTAAAAAGAGTAATAAGAATAAGGCACAATCAAAGGTCAAGAGATTTGACCGAATGATTGAGGGTGAATTCTTCTTCCATTACGGTACGTCGCAACTTCAGAAGGATATTCAGTATTTCAAGCCAGATGATATTGTAGATATTAGTGTTAAGTTACACGGAACAAGTTGTATTATCGGTAAACTGCATGTAAATCAACCAATTAAACTTCCGTTCTTCAAGAGAATGCTTAACAAGTTTGTTGATTTCACACATCTGTTCAAATCACTTAGAATTACTGATAGTGAGGTTGTATATGGTCCTGTATATGCTTCACGTAAGGTAATTAAGAATAAGTACATCAATCAAGAAGTAACTGGTGGTTACTATAACGCTGACTTGTGGACTGAGTATGGAGATATTATCTATCCATATCTCGATGAAGGTATGACAGTATATGGTGAAATATGTGGCTATCTTACCGGTGAACAATCAATGATTCAGAAGGCTTACGATTATGGATGTCCTGAAGGTGAGAATATTGTCATGTTTTATCGCATTTCTACTACCAACGAAGATGGTACTAAGAAAGAGTGGGAGGTAAGTGAGGTTCTTGATTGGACTAACAAATTGATTGAGAAAATGAAAGCAGAAGGCAATGATAACTGGAAGCGTATTCACCCAATCGATATACTTTATCACGGTACTCTTGAAGACCTTTATCCAGATTTGGACACTGAGAACCATTGGCATGAGGCTTTGTTGGAACGTATGAAGAACGATAAGGAACATTTTGGCATGGAGGAACCGGAACCACTCTGTAAGAACTTCCCGGATTCACCAAGAGAAGGATTTGTTCTTCGTAAAAACGGTGATACTGTACTTCGTGCTGAGAAGTTAAAGAGTGCAAGTTTTGCACTTAAAGAAGCACTTGTATATGATTCCGGAGCCGTTGATATTGAGGCTGCTGAGGGTTATGGTGATACAACTGATGAGGCATAACTTTTAATTCTACTTATAGAAGATGGGAATTTTTTGATAAAGTTCCCATTTTTTATTTGTTATATGAATCAAAAATAGTATATTTGCTAAAAATATAATATTATGGGAAATTTTAGTTATTTATTAGAAGAAATTAATTCTACCTTGATTGAAAGTAAAACGTATAATGACGTTTGTCACGTCATAACAGAAGAATTAGGGGTTAGTGACCAAGTTACACAAGTAGCGTTTGATATTATGGATAAAATAATGCAGGACATACAACTAATTCCAAAACAATATTTTTCAAATGTTCCGGGAATATCATATAAGGATGGTGATATTGAACACAGTGCTTTTGGAAAAGATATAACAGTTAAATATCGTTATATAAACTACCTTAATCAAGATTATTTTGATAAATATGATTCTGAGATTAGACAATTACCTAACAGTTTTAATCTTGAAACTAAGACACTTAGATTAACAATTAAATCAATAAGTGGGCATGTTGATATCAACACATATGCTGATACCATACAGCATGAAACTGAACATTATTTTCAAGAAAATAAAATAGGACGTTCTTTTAGCAAATCTACATGGTATAAAATAGCAACTAAATGCAAAGAGAAACCAAAAAACTCTCTTACCTATATGATAGGTGATATGATATATATCACGTTGAAATGCGAAGAAGAAGCCTTCACTAATGGTCTTTATGCGGCGTTGGTTTATAATTACCGTCATGAAAATCAACCAACTTCTGAAATCGTTGATAGTAGTCCGGCATATAATGCTTTATTGACTTTCCGTAAAGAAAGGGAAACAATACTGAATAACCGTGATGATATTACACTTAATAAAACACTTTCAACGATTAAGCAAACCACCGGTAAAAATTTTAATAATTTAATAGCAATGTTTGATAAGGGAGAAAAAGAACTTATTAGACGAATTGGCCGTGTAATTGTTAAAGCACAGAAAGATTGTAAAGTTTCTAATGATATGTGGGCTAATAGCAATAAACGTGATGTTTATACAAAAGAATCAGTAAATGATTTATATAACTTGAAAAACCCTCTCGATTCTTCACCGCTTTTAAAAATATAATGTCTAAGGTTAAATATTGTTAATCCCTTGGTTATTTCAAATTTTTGTAGTATCTTTGCAGAAAATAAGTATATATGACGAAATTCAAGAATAACTTAATAGTAAACGTTTACAACGAGGATGCACCCTACGTAAAACATGTATTACGTGAACTTGGCTACGTGCCTAAATACGTAACAGAAGCGGAATACATCAATGGTGGTCTTGTTACTGAAAATACAGGGGTCTACTATACGACGTTTGGTAGGGGAACAAATACAAATAGTTCTAACTACATAAACTGTGGAAACAACATTGAACTGTTCCTTTCACTTGCATCTATGAGGGATGACACTGACATATATCAGTTATTCGTATCTGACACTGACTGTTCTTGGGTAAATCTAGGTATGTGGAGAAATAAGGGCGATTTTGAATTTTGTCTTGTTGATGACTATAGAATGGGAGAATCTGAGTTTAGCAATTCAATACCGCCGGCACATAAAGCGTCCGTTAATGAAATTAGGGACTATCTGTTATTGAATCCTAACTATAAGCCTTATAAGTCATGGTATGAAAAAAACTCAACAGACTTCATATTGAAATCAATAAGTGATTTGGCGAATAAGATAGTCAAGGAGGACAAATATGTAATAATTGCAAATAAGGAAATGTATGAATGTCTTAAAAAGGAAAGCGTTGGAAATGCATACTATGAGAAGAATTTCTGTGTGTTGTTTCAACAGAAAGCAATTAATGTAATACTTGACGAATACATCCCTTATAAATTAGTCTTGATGAAAAACGGAAAACCGTTAATTAAAGTGAATAACGATGGAACAATTGAAAGGATTGAAGAAAATACTGAAAAATCTGAAAACAAAAATTAATTCATATTTCTGTAAAAAACTAATTGAAATGTCTGTTGAAACAAATGAAGAGTATAATTTAACTGATTTAATAGATACTGATAAACTTTTGAATGAATTAATGGAACATGTCATTACAATGTTCTATTATGGTTCAAGGGTATATGGTACAATGACTGATAAATCAGATGTTGACATTGTTGCCATTGTCGATGATGAGATTGATTTGTCCGGTTATGTTAATGGTATCGCGGAATTTAAAAAGGATGTCAATGACTATCAGTTTATTAATGAGTCAACGTTCATCAATATGGTTAAGGAACATCACATCGTAGCCCTTGAAATGTTTTGGCTTCCTTCTGACCTTATAATCAAGGGCGATGTAAAGAGATATGAGCCTTACTTCAAACTTGATAAATGGAAGTTAAGACAAGTGGTATCCAGTATAGCAAGTAATGCATTTGCAAAGGCACACAAGAAAATGACCGTTGACAAGGATTACGACCTATATAGAGGACAGAAATCATTATTCCATTCGATACGTGTAATGGTATTCGGTATACAGATTGCTAAATATGGTAAGATAGTCGATTATCAAGAAGCAAATCAATATTGGACGATGATTTATGCAATGAAAGACAGTCCTTGGGAAGTATATAAACAGACATTTAAACCAATTATAAACCAAATTAGAAGTGAATTGGTTATATTATGTCCTAAACCAGAAGAGTTTTATAAAAAACATGATAGTTGAAGATAAAGTACATGTAGTTGGTCGTGGTTGGATAATTTGCACAAAGTACGATGGCAAGCCTCTGCATATTGGTGATAAATTCTCAATTGACAATAACATATTTGAAACAACCGGTATTGAAGCATGGAGATATAATATAGGTTCGCCAATCGGTTTATTATTAAGACCTAATGACTTGGTTGAAGGAGTAAAAATAGGAAGTGAGATTAAAAAAGTATAATATATGAGTGATAGAGTTATTGTTAAGTCATCAGGTGGTGGCATTGGTTTCTTGGGTGCATTAACTATATTGTTTATTGCACTGAAATTACTTAATCAGATTGATTGGAGTTGGTGGTGGATATTGGCACCAATTTGGATTCCATTTGCAATCATGATTATTATCTTAATTGGATTCTTAGGTTTAGTGATACTTGGCATAAGGAGGTCTTATTGGTAATTTATGAGGGATAATTTCGGTAAAATTCTTTTAGCAACTATATGCGGAACTGGTATTGCATTATGGATTTCAATCAGTTTTAAAGCCGCTTTGCTTGCAATCTCATTATTCTGTCTTTTAATGTGGTTTAACATTACATTGACCACTTTGGGTAATGCAATGATTGGCCGTGATGTCGACGTGAATTATGACATCTTTTGGAAAATATTATTTATAATACTTGCATCTGCCGGATTTGGTATATACTTTAATATTTGAATATTATGATGACATACGAAAGTACAACTGTTAATGAAAATATAGTATACGGACAGTGGCATGAACAGTTTAAAGACGAAGATACCGGTAAGGTAATATCAATCTTACGTCATGAGGCAATTTGTTATACCGATGAGAAATTGAAAAAGAAACAAAGTCGGTTGTTTAAAGACAAATGGGCTGTATATACCTATGATAAAGAAAGTATGGAATTTCCTAAACTAATGTTTTATCTTTGGAAGAAAAATAATAAAAATGAAAAATAAATTTAAACAAAGGGACACTGTTGTATATGATGGAAGAATATGCACGGTCAATGAATTTGATACTGTCAGTAAATCATACGAATTGTTTTTGCATGATGACATGACAGAAGATGTTACGTATGCAAAAGAAGAGGAAATTATTCTTCTAAGGGATAACTATGAAGACTTAAAACACTTCATTCATCGGAAATACGAAGATAAAGATAATCCCGCACGTCTATACGAATCAAGATGCAAACATTTTATAACTAATGAAAATTAATTAATATGGCAAAAGTTTATTTCTACAATGAAGACTGTCTTCAGAACATGAAGAGAATGGAAGAAAAGGGTTTTAAGATTGACCTTGTATTAACCTCACCTCCTTATGCAACATCAAGGAGTACCGTTAAGACTGAAAAGGCTATTGAAACCTATAACAGACGATATGATATCTGTCTTGACAACATGAATGATGAGGAATATTGCAGTTGGACAATTGATATATTCAATCATTTTGACAAGGTACTCTCTAAGAACGGTGTTGTGCTGTATAATATTTCATACGGTTCTGAAAACCCAAGTGTAATGTGGCTTGCAATGAGCGATATTATAAGACAGACAAACTTTATGATTGCTGACTGTATTATTTGGAAGAAGAAAGCGGCACTCCCCAATAATGTGGGAAATAAACTAACTCGTATTACAGAGTTTGTGTTTGTCCTTTGTCGTAAGGATGAATATAAGACATTCAATATCAATAAGAAGGTTAAATCTGTAAGAGAAGACACTGGACAGAAGTATTATGAGAATACATATAATTTCATTGAGGCCGCAAATAATGACGGTGCATGCAAACTGAATAAGGCTACATATTCAAGTGATTTGTGCTTACAGTTACTTGATATATATGCAACAAAGGATACTAAGGTATTTGACCCATTTATGGGAAGCGGTACTACAGGTGTGGCTTGTGAGAAATTCTGCCAAGAAGATACTATGATGTGTATCGGTTGTGAATTATCTGCTGACCAAATTCAGTTCTCTAAGGACAGACTGACAAAGGTTAGGGAAGATATTGCTAATGGCGTTGACGAAGACGTTAGATGGAGAAATATGACCGAAGAGGAACAGCAAGCAGAGATATTGGCAAAAGAGGAAAAAGAAAGAAAAAAGGCTGAACGTAAAGCAGCAAAAGAAGCCAAGAATAAAGAAACGACTGAATAATATGAAAAAGAATTATGAATATAAACAGATTATAATCGGAAGCAATTATAAAAACGATTATGATATACTTAAAGGTAAGGTCGTAGATAAGATTTCTCTCGCTAATGATAGAAACAATTACGACATGAATGAACTGATTATCACCTTTACCGATAAGACATATGTAGCGTTTGAAATCGATGATGATTCAGATGACCATGAATCTGAACGTAGACCTGTATTGAAAAATTCATGGGTGATTAACCCCAAATGTTATAATAGTGGTAATTTCGACTGCCATATTAGCGTAGTAGATGGTGAACTTAGATTTGACCCATTGATTGAAAACCGCATCAAACTCGGTTTGTGGGAACTGACAATGGAGGAAGCACAAAAAGTCATTGAGGATGATAAGCACAGACGTGAGAAATGTGAGTATAAGGAGTATCTTAGACTCAAGGAGAAATTCGAAGGAAGAGAAGATGAATTTAAAGATATCGAATATGGAGCATAAATCTAAAAATCAATTTACGGAAATAAAATATTGTATTGGTTATTTCGACGAAGAAACCAAAAAAGTAAACCGTTTATTCAGACAAAATTGGTCAGAAAATCTTAATGACAATCCGGAAATAAGACAAATTGTGTCTTCATGTATTCCATATGAATTTTACGATTTAGATGAAGCCAAAGATTTTGTTGATAAACTTAATAATGAACGTGAAAAAAATGATAGAATATTGTCAGTATTTGAACAAAGTGCTGTATATTCATTTAAAGAAATAAAAGGAAAAAGAAATGATATACATTGACGAAAGAGAATTAGTGGATTTAGGCATTAGCGTGGCGTTTATTGTTGGTATGTATATAATCTATCGAATTGCTAAATACTTCTGCAAGAAAAATCAAAAATGATTATTATAGACCATCTTAATTTACTGAAAACTGGTAATAGTGACCATTCAATACCCTTGGATGTCATTACAGAGCAAATGCGTAAATTCGTAGAGGAACATGATATAAAAGTAGAATTATTTCATGATGTTAAATTAGACTAAAAGACAAAAAAAGAGGACTAAACTTAATAGTCCTCTAATTTTATATAATATGTTAATTACTATTTATCTTCTATCGTTAATGTGTAATATCCACCATCTACAATTTCAACACATTCTACACCATCTATGACAACTGTGCGCCCTTCGTCATTGACTATACTAACTTTTACATTATATTGGGGGTAGTCTTGTATGCTTGCACGGGTTTCTGGGTCTTCGCCTTGATAAAGTTTTATAACATGATAACCATGCTCATTGTTTTGTAAGCAAGTTGCATCATCGGCAAAGCCTCTGGTTCCATACCATACCGTTTCTTCTGACATATCGACAAGATAGTATTCGGTTGTATCGCCATTTGCACCAATTGTTATTGTACCATTTGGGTTATTATCTAAATAGCGTGTAACGCCTTCCGGCCAAGAATTATAGCAACCAGACCATCCATACGAATTTCCATCCACATCTGGATTGGCTAAATATCCCGCTATTTCCCTTGTGATTGTTATGTCTTTAGTACTATTATTCACAATTTTAAGATTAATTTTTGGCCAACCTCCACTGTTAATATAGTTGTTTGCAGCATCATATGTATCCGTATAATCTTCCATTGCATGTATAAGTGGTAATGCCATAGTTGCAATAACTCTTGCATACATTACATCACTATGCCAATGTGCTCTTGCAATTTCACGGCTTACGCCAAATGTATATCCTGATTTGAATATTTCATTATATCTTTCTGGGAACATTTCAGTTAATATCATTGCAGTCGCCCAGCCACCTGTTGTATGTCCACTTGGATAAGAGGCTGTATTACAATAATTAGGGTTATCAGGTTGCAATCCATGATTTTCACGTAATCCACAACCGGAACTAGATGTATTTCTAACATTTAATTCAACTAGACCACCACCCGGCCTTCTTCTACCATATTCAAAATCTCCATAAATATGTCTTGTATCTTTTGCGGCTCTCATTGCCCTTCTTATAAGAAGCATAAATGGCGAATTTACGTTATCATAAGGTGATAAATCCTTACCGATTACATCTTCATTGTATACACCATCTCCGGAAATCTTTACACTTTCTGTTTTAGCAGATGAACAAGGATTACCTGATACTACAAGGAATTCATCAGTATAACTTGCATCTTTTTTGAAAAGATATGCTTCCTCTTCTTCATCAATATATGCATCCATAACATCTTGAAGATTTTCACTATGTTCATCATTAGGTTTATAATATCCTTCGGCATCATAAATTAATTCATTTTCCATTATATTATAATCAGACACGGCGGCATCATATACATGTTTATCAACAAAGTAGTTACCATAATTATTTTCATTATCATTAACTAAATTACCGTCTTCTGTAAGGTCGAATAATGCTTTTACGTCATTTGATATATCAGTTCCATCATCATTCTGCCAAGCAAACCTCCTACAGAATGGATAATGGTATGTCACATCATTATCCGAACAAATGGTTGTACCTCCAAACCCACCATAATCTTGTCGGAATGCACATGCATATGGCCCCGGTGCATGTGGGAAAATACTCATTAAATTAGAAGTATATCCTATTTTTGCACGAAGTATGTTGTTTTCAACCAAATTTTCATCATCATTATCCGGATTTCCATCTCCATCATCATATATAGTTTCAAATTTCAAAGATGATGCTCCCCAATCTTTGTCTGGTCTTCCGGGATTAGATACTACTGTTATTGTACTACCTCCAAGGTCTTGTCTCATTTGCGGTATAGTTTCTCTATGGTTTTGCCAATTCTTAGAATAGATAACACCAGCCACAAGCCTTGCAATCATTAAATCGGATTTCGGTGTGTAATAATTTCCTTCCGGACCGTAAATAGGGATTGTTTTACCATAACCTTTTTCATTACCTAAATCATATGCAATACGGAACAATTCAGTTGTGTTATTTGCGGCATTATTAGTTTTTCCAATTGTATTTGTTACTCTATATACTTCATTCGTTTCATCAGAATCAGGTATAAGTTCTGAAAGTTGCATTGCGATAAGCCACATATGCATTGCCTTATTACCCAAATCATCATATTGATTATTTTCTCCATGACAATTGAAAATGTCTAACTGTTCGTATGTGGAAGAAGCAAATAATTCAGAATCTGAGTTATCCCATTCTTCCTCGGCTTTATTATACAAATCCTCTAAATAGCCATATAAAGTAGGTGATTTTTCTTTAATTGTAGATTCTATGTATCCTTTACTCTTTAAATAGGTTTCAAACGGTTCCAATAAGGTGTCCAAATCCCCAGTATCCCCTTGTTTTCTTGCATATATTCTACTTTTTGCAAGGTAATTCTTAGGACTCTCGATAATTTTGCTGATAACCTCATCACTCATTACTACTAAGAAGCCTTTAAGATTATCTTCATTTATAGTGGTTTTAAATGAAATATTATCACTCGTCTCTGAATAACTGGAAATCTTTGTATATGTAGTATCGCCCTCATTCTCATTAATTTTAAATATTGTAGGATATGCACCGGACCAAATTTCCCCATCCATCTTGAAGTTGGCTGCAATTTCTATTTCATCTCCAATATTGTATGTGATATCCTTATCTGATGTTATATCAACTTCATAAGTGTGTTCACCGGCCTGTGAAATTGTTGCATCAATTTTTGTTTTAGCAAGGTAATCGTCAATGCTGTTAATTTCACTGTTATTCATAACAACCATAAAACCGTCCACACCATATTTAGCAGGAAATATATATGTTATATTGTTGGAATTTTCACCACGATGTATTTTAGTCCAAGTATCATCACTTACTGAGTGTTCGAAAATTGCAGAATATGGGGCTGGATATGCAGCACTGCCTTGTTTAAAGTCGGCAGAAATTGTAATTCCGTCACCTTCTTTTGCAATTATATTTAAATCCGATGGAACTGATACCTCAACACTATAAGCAGACTTTTTCCATATAGCATATATTTCTGCGTTACCGTTAATCGGGCCGAACGGACTTTCCATTGGACTTCCTCTAAACGGTGGCTCATATGTCGTTCCATTATATTCCCAACCTACAAAGTCATATCCACTTTTAGTAGGCTGTTTATAGTCGAACATCCAAGGCCATATGGCTTTTTCACCTTTTACTACATTTTCTGTTTTATATATTGCCATTTACTATCTCTAAATATATCCATAAATAGTACATTCTAATTAAACAGGACAATCTATAGACGTATAATGCGAATTTTAAAGCATTTTTAACAAATTTAACGTTATTTATTTGGCGTTCTTGTTTTTTTATAGTATATTTGCACTGTATTTATATAAAATAAGGCTTTATTAATAACAAATAAAATGACATATATAGACCCGGCAATAACGATTGATAAGAACTGTATCAAGACAATGAATCAGATTAAGATGGAGGAAGAATTAAGGAAAAACGAAATTGAAAGACAGAAGGAATACGAGGAAGACCATAAAGATGATGATTTAAGAGGAAAGATAAACGAAGTGGTAGATGCACTTACCTCAGGTGAATTTAACATTGATTTCGTAGATACCAAAATATTGTTTAAAAACCTTGATATATATGATAAGGCCACACCTTTAAGTGACAAGCAGTTATTGGATATAACAACAATGGTATTAAAGGATAGGGCAAACGGATACATTGTATATACTGAAGAAATAGATGATAGAATAATTACTGAGATAATCCCGATGAAATATATTCAGACATTGGAATATGCAATTACGGCAAATAGCAATGTTACAGCTACTTTCAGTACTGATATTGCATTTACATTAAAGAAAAATGCACCTACCGATGCTGAATTTGTATATGGAGACCACATTGTAGATTGTCCCCCAATTGATGAATATTCAAAACGTCGTTATCGTATACATATTATAAAACTTAAGAAGAAAGTATGAAAGAAATAAAGATGATGGTTTTGTCTATCATCAAGAAGGAAATCTAATAATGATGTAATAAATATTAATTAACATGGATAAACACATTGATATTGGCGCAATTCTTGAAAATGCCCCAAAAGGTTTGCTCTTATATTCACCCGCGTATGGTGATATTAAATTGGTTTCTGTTGACCCAATTGATAGAAATCGTAAAGCAACTCCAATGATTTGTTGTAAAAGCAGTTCCGGTAATGAGAAGAAATTTTTCAGAGACGGTACTATCTCGACACATGGTGAATGCATGCTATTTCCATCTAAAGAATCTCTTAGTTGGGAAATGTGGCAAAGAAAATTATTTAAACCGGGTGATATCATTGTTAAAGACAATGATGACGAACATGGTCATGCGCAAACTTTACTTTTTTATAGACTTACTGCTTTGGTATACTTGGCTTCCGCTTATGATGAAAAAGGAAAAATAGATAACGAAGTTTACGTTAACTATTATCGTTATGCAACACAAGAAGAGAAAAATGATTTCAATCGTCGATTGTTATATAACGGTTATGAATATGATAAAAATGAAAATACCCTCGTGCCAGCCGGTATAGAAAAAATAGAATAAGCCAAGGAAACCGAAGAAGAATTAAATAGTTTATTACAAGAATATAAATTATTTAATGTTGAGGTACTTAAACCGTTTGATAAGGTATTGTATCTTCATTGGGATGGTTCACATGACTGTTGGAAACCCGGTATCGTAAGTATGGTTGTTAAAGATACTGTATATCTAATAGGCGTGAATAGAGGTATAAGGAAATGCATACCATTTGAGGGCAATGAACATCTTATAGGTGAAATAGCTAAAGCAAAGGATTTTTACATTAAAAGTTAGATAATATGGAATACGATTTTTCAAACTTCGAAAATGCTGAATAAAGATATTAACAAAAATTAATATATAAAATTTGGTAGAATCAGAAAAATATCGTATCTTTGCTGCGGCAAATTTAAAAATAAAATTTATTATGATTAAGAAAATAAACAGTAAAAATGTTAGTACAAAACCATTAAATGTCCCAAAAAACATAAATAGAAATGGTAAAAATAATATGAGATTCACTAAAATTGATAAGAAATAAAACTTATGGAATATATTAAAATTAATGACGAACAAGTTTCGCAAAAGTTTAACGAATGGTGGTCTGCTTCATTTAAAGGCAATGTTCCTGTTTATCATCAAGCAGACTTAGACAGATTTGCTGAATTGGTTAAATTAACACATAACAAACAAAATATTTTTAATGTGTCACGCCTTCACGATTTTTTATATGAACAAATGGAAATCGGTAATTTGAAGAAAAATCAAGAAGAAGCAATTGATTTAGCAATTGCCCTGTATGAGTTTGGTGTAAACAATATGTCAAAATTGTTTTAGTGTGTTTTTTATTCTTATAAAATTTGAATATGAATACGCAAGATTTTATTAAAAAAGCCAAAAAAATACACGGTGATAAATATGATTACTCTAAGACCGAGTATGTTAATGCAACAACAAAAGTGTGTATCATATGTCCAGAACACGGTGAGTTTTGGATGACACCAAACAATCATACACACGGAACACATCCACAAAATTGCCCAAAATGCGTTGGCGGTGTTAGGTCGAACACTGATGATTTTATTAAAAAAGCCAAAAAAATACACGGTGATAAGTATGACTACTCAAAGGTGGATTATGTAAACAACAAAACAGATGTTTGTATCATATGTCCAAAACA